TTCCTCCTTCGCCGGTTCTCCCGGCATAAATTTTCTAACAACTACCTCACTAATTCCCTTCCCTTCCCTCTTTGCCTGCTCCTTCAGTTTTCGGGCAAGCGGCTTGGGGAAGGTTATGCTGATGCGTATTTTGTCTTTAGGTATAGTCATGTTGCCCTCCTGCTTAGGTGATGCACTTATTATATAGCTTGGTGAATCACCTGTCAAGCAAAAAAAATAAATGTTAGTCTACTATGTTTACGCGGTACAACCATTCCAACCAGAATTCATTGCGATCTCTTAGTCCCAACGTCCAACCATTTTGACCGCTGGATAAATCTTCGACATACATAAAACTGTTATCCGAATTTAAAAGTTTGTCTACTAACTTTCTTCTCGCTTCCCTCTCGGCGTCCGCATATTTCTTGATGAACTCGTCATATGTAAATCCCATAATATCATCCTCCCTCTCAATTTCCCTATCGCCACCCCTCTCTAAGGGGGCAGGGTAAGGAAACTTAGCGGTTAAACTCCCGTAAATTCTAAGATAAACTAACTTAGTCATCATCCCACCACCTCCGCCCATTCTGCCTTATTCCATAAGACAGTATATATGCAAGCACTTAGAGGGTTAACCGATAGCACGGAAATGACCCACGAATAATCCTTACAATAATACCTTACCCTGTATTTTTTCATTATCCGATCACCTCCACCCTCTCCGCTTTTGGCCAATTCCAAACAGCGTTGGCGCAAGCATCTTGCCGACTGCTGGCCAAAATTTCGTCGTCGTGAACAAATGCAGGACTTCCCCAATTTGCAGGTAAATAGACCCTAACCGGATACCAGTCAACCACCTCGGCCCACACTAAAACCATTTCGGGATCGCGGTAACGATCTACTGTGTGGATAATTGCATCCAGCGGCGAAGCTCCCCAAACTATCTCTGTACTGGTGCCCTTTGGGATAACCTGACCGGCGCACATAATTTCCCTAAAATGCAGTCTGACACGATATTTGTTTAGTCTGGGTGTATTTGTACCTTCCGGCGTTTTGCTCCCCTGTGTGGGGCTGTGGTGCATGTTTTCGGCTGTTGCTAACATTATGGTTCCTCCCCTCAAAATAGTGTTTCATACTACCTACCCCGGAAGGTAGGCACCACGAAAGACTATATGTCCCAAATCGGCAGGAACGAGCGGTTGACCATTTCGCGCCTTTTGTATATCCAGTCAACTTCGTTTGGTATGGTTTCTGCCGGTGCGCTCATGCCCTCGCCCTGGATACTACAGTCCCAGTGGTCGGGGTAAATATAAATGCTATATACACTGTTTGCGCCCGACGTGAGGTTTATAACCAGATCCCCTCCCTCGTTGCGCTGGGCAACTGGTTCGCCCTCGGAAGTGCGGATTTTTTTGATGTTTTGGCAAAAGTTCTGAGCGTCAATCTTGTTCTGGATTTTTTGAAATTGCATAGTAAACCCTCCTCGCAAAAGGATTTGGGTAAAACTGCGACTTTAGGTAGTCGCGGACCTGGTGAAAATGTTGGCATCACCTCGGAAGTAGCAGTATTCACCCCCTCGCATTTCACGAATTACTGCATCCTCGCTGGGGTAAGTCCAGGTATTGCCGTTTTTGAACTCAAACTTTTGGCGGTAAGCAATTAACGCTTGCTTTGCCGGCAAGGTGTAAACTGCCAGTTCGGAAATGTTGCCTTGCTCGTCTAGTAGCATTATTGTTGTTGTCATTGATATTCCTCCTTTGCCTCAACAAAACCCCTCTCTAAAGGAGTTATGCGTGTGCGGTGCGCTTTGTCTGTCATCCTCAGAGCAGGTAGACAAATTCCTGCTGACCGGGCGAACCCGGTTTCGACTAACCTTCCAGGTAGATTTCCATGTCTGCGCCTGTGTAGCATTGTTCCGTCTTACTGTACCAGTTCCCTTCTTCCTGCACATACATGGTGTGGTCGTGCAGGTTTAAGATTGCATCCTCTGGAATTTCGACTTCAACTGTGGTTTTAGCAGGTATTACAGTTTCGCCTAAGTCGGTAACTACCGTGATGTCGATGTTCTCGCCGTTGTGAATTTTCATGTGTGTATCCCCCTCGTATTTAGTTTTAACTTGCCACCTCCCCCGAAGGGGAACGCTTGCGGCTTAAGGCTGTTTAGACTCTCCGCAAAGAGTTTATTCAACAAAATCAATCTTATAAGTAGATGGTTCGCCGTTTTCCCAAAAGTAGGGGTTTTTTCTTATCTCTAGGTCGAATCCCATTATCCTGAGTGCCTGCTTTATCCCGGATAGTTCGTGGTCAATTCTGGTTACTCCGGTTTCGCCTTTGCAGTGCTTATTATTTATGTCCAACAGGGATAGTTTGTTGTTAACCAGTTCCCTTACGTTAGTTATGCTCATTCAGTGCATCCCCTCTCGTTGTTATTTTGTTGCTGTGTTCCATGTGCTTATACTATCATGTGGATACCCATACCGTCTAGCCCGATTTAACGTCATATTCAGCTATTTATGGATACCCAGCTTATCCAGACTACTAGATACTAGCCGTATCTGCCTTTTTCAGCGTTTTTTGAATTTCCGCAATTTCTTTTTTGATAGCAGTTCTGGCTATTTCCGATGCTGGAACCCGCGTATTTGTTGATATTTCGGCTAGTTTTGCTTTATCTTCTATAGACAGGCGCAAATTAAAACTTTCCCAGCCTTCTCTATATTTTTCTTTCCGCTTTGCTGACATTTGAATCACCTCCAATGATAGTATAACATACTGGATATCCATATGGCAACCCAGCTTTTCCGCTACTATAGAAACAACACGAAAACCCCTGCAAACGTGCTTGTAGTGACCATACACAAATTGGAGGTACAAACATACCTGCAATGTGTTTTGTGTGGCTGTATGGGCGCTGTGGCGAAGCTGTTTTTGTTGTGGAGGGTGTGGAGAAGAGAAAAGTGTATCTATTTTCTATGGATATGCGGAAAACGTAAAGTTTTTCTTGTTTTCGGGGTTTAACCGTGATAAAATGATATAGTGGGAGTTTTATACCATGTTTTTTTATTTGTGTCTGCCTACTGTTTTAGGTAGACGAATACTGTTTGTGGAGCATCCGAGAGGGTGCTTTTTGTTTTGTATAGAAGCGAGAGAAAAACCGACCATGCAAAGATACCTATATATCTTTTATATGCATCTTTTCGTGACCAAAACCTGCAAAGCCAGAAATACCAACGGTTTGAGTTGTTTTTTACTGTTGGTTTTTTTGCGTGTTTTGACTTTCGAAATAGTACGAAAAACCAACGAGAAATCAGGTGGTAAAATGCTCAAAGAAACACGCTACATAGAAGAGGAAACAGGAGAGTTGCGCGGAAAAAATGTGCGCTACATAGCATCGTCTTTTGACGAGGAAAAAGGTTATCTGTTTTGGGCGCGGAAAGGTTTCGCAAAATCCTTTTTGGATATAGACTTCCCACCTGAGACAACGATGAAAGAACGCGGACAAATGGCAACGTTGGCAAAGAAAATTTGGTCAAATACGAATATGCTCGGATACCGCGGAAATGGTGGAATACGTCCGTACAATGAAAAGCAAATTGGCGAAGTGATAGAACTAAAAGAATACCAGGCAAAGAAGTTTGTGCGTAAAATGATTGATCTGGGAATCATGGCAAAGGTGAATGTAGAAGCTGGAGAAAAGAAAGAAGTACATTTCTATGTCAACCCTATTTATTTTTTCAGCAGCAACAGGATACCTTTGAATCTATATCTGATATTCAGGAATCAACTGGATTGTTATTTGCCGGACTGGGTGAAAGCGAAGTATGCAGAGACAAAGAAGTAGTTTATTGTATCTTACATAAGAATATCTAAGTAAATCGAGGTGAAATGTAAAATGAGCGACCATGACAAATCTGTTCAGGCTAAAAGGGAAGCGTTCTTGGCCGCATATGCAGAAGTGGGAACGGTTACACATGCAGCCGAATTGGCCGGAATTAGCCGGACATCTCATTATCAATGGATGGAAAATGCTGAATACGTCGAACGATTCCGGGAAGCTGAGAAACAAGCCTGTGACCGACTAGAGCAGGAAGTCAGGCGTAGAGCCGTCGAGGGAGTTCTGGAGCCGGTATTCTATCAAGGTCAGGAGTGCGGAACGGTGCGGAAATACTCAGATACATTGCTTATATTCGCCACCAAAGGAGCTATGCCGCAGAAGTATAGGGAAAACGTATCAATGGAGCTCACGGGCGCTGACGGCGGCCCTGTAGATGTTCGCATAGCTGGGATGTCGGACGAGGAACTCGAAAAGTTGCTGGAGGATTAGCCCAAAAGTAGGACATGATCCGATAATAAATATTATGT